AAAGACTGGCACACGCCAGATGCACCTTCGCGGGGCAAAGCGGATTCGTTGTTCTTTGAAGAAGAGGCTACTCAAGAGGTTTCAGAAGAACCTCAGACCCCTCAAACCAAACAAGAACAGCGGACACGCACCAATTATAAAAAGAGATACGACGACCTCAAAAAGCATTACGACGACAAGATTGCTGAGTTTAAACAACGAGAGCAAGAACTTCTAGCAAAAGCGCAGTCGGCACAACCGCAGTACCAGCCTCCGCGCAGCCAAGAAGACCTTGAAGAGTTTAAATCCAAATATCCTGAGTTGTATGAAACGGTCGAGACTGTTGCTCATTTGCGCAGCCAAGATCAGGTAAATGCCCTTCAAGAAAAGCTCCGAGCTATTGAAGAGCGTGAAGCTGAGTTTGCGCGGCGCGAAGCAGAAACCAAACTGCGCGAGCGGCACCCCGACTTTGAGGACATTCGCGGCGACGAGCAGTTCCATGCCTGGGCTAAAGAACAACCTGAAGAAATTCAGCGTTGGATTTACAATAACCCGGACAATGTTTCTCTTGCTAGCCGTGCTATCGATCTTTATAAGATGGAAAATGGCATTAATATTAATGCTCCGAAGCCTAAGACGAGTCGTTCACAATCTGCCAAAACTTCTGCTGCAGACTTTGTTTCAACTAAAACTACCAATGTTGATACGAAACAGCCGAAGATTTGGACACAGCGGGAAATTGCCTCTCTGTCTATGGATGACTACGATAAATACGAACAAGAGATTGATCTAGCAATCCGTGAAGGCAGGGTGGTTTCTTAAACTACTTGTCTTTTTAGGAGTCTATAATGGCTTATAATGTTTCTGACCAATACTTTGAACCGGCTACCGATACTAACGCTAACTTTGCAAACTCGGTCTCGGGACAAGCTAACTCGTTCTTCCTGCCTGCCGTTTACAGCAAGAAGGTTCTTAACTTCTTCCGTAAGGCGTCTGTTGTTGAAGCTATCACCAACACGGACTACGCAGGTGAAATCTCTGCTTTCGGTGACAGCGTTCGCATCATCAAAGAGCCGACGATTACTGTTTATCAGTATGAGCGTGGCCAAGATGTGACCTCGACCAAACTCACCGACCAAGAGATCACGCTGGTTGTTGATACGGCTAACGCCTTCAAGTTCATCGTGGACGACATTGAAACCTCCATGTCCCATGTGAACTTCAAGGAAGTGGCTTCCAGCTCTGCAGCCTATGCTCTTCGTGACGCCTTTGATGAAGGTGTGATGGCTAAGATGCAAGCCGGTCTTTCGTCCTCTGCGCCTGATCATATCCTCGGTGCAGACAGCGCCACCAAGTTCGCTGCAGGCGTCTATGACGGTGCTGGCTCCATTGACCTTGGTGTTGGTGAGACCGATCCGCTGGACGTTCTGGCCCGCATGGCTCGCCTCTTGGACGACGAAAACGTCCCCGAGGAAGGCCGCTGGGTTGTTGCTTCCCCGGACTTCTATGAGCAGCTTTCTCAAAGCTCCTCTAAGCTTCTGTCCGTGGACTTCAACGCCGGTCAGGGTTCTATCCGCAACGGCCTCGTAAGCTCCGGTAAGCTCCGTGGCTTCAGCATGTACAAGTCCAACAACGTGCCTGCTACCAGCAACGCAACGGGCTTCCTCATGGCTGGTCACATCAGCGCCGTGGCAACCGCACAAACCATCACCAGCACGGAAGTCCTTCGTGACCCCGACAGCTTCGGTGACATTGTGCGTGGTCTCCATGTGTATGGTGCCAAAGTGCTTCGCCCCGAAGCCCTCATTGGTGGCTACTACACCATCGACTAAAAACTAACGTCTAGTTCTCCTGGGGGCTTAACCGCCCTCAGGAGTTTTAAGAAGAGGTTTTTATGTTAGTAGGAACTCCCAACAAACCTTTTAGGTTAAAGGTCCGAGATAAACAAACGGGCAAGCCCCCAAAGGGTGATGCCGAAAAGTATGCTGCTGGTTGGGACCGAATCTTTGGAGATAAAAAAGATGGATTGCGGAATGAAGCGGAAAGGTAAAATGATGGGCGGCTACAACGACAAGCGCATGGGTAAAGCTATGGGTGGTCCTGTGTCTAAGTCTGGCTCTCAGCCTGTTTACGGCAAAACCATTGCAGACGCAATGCCCAAGGGCGGTCCTTGCTAAAATGATCTACAAGTCTAAAGACATTTTTGAATGTGAGCGCATGAAGCAACAACCTGATAGTTCTTCGCGTCAGCAGCCCGTTCAAAAAGCTAACTAGAGAAAACTATGGCCGCTACTTATTTGCAACTGACTAATGAACTATTGCGCGAGCTTAACGAAGTTGCGTTAACCTCTGCAAATTTTTCTAGTGCTATTGGGATTCAGCAACACGTTAAAGATTGCATCAATCGTGCATACCTTGACATTGTTAACGAAGAGCCTCAGTGGCCCTTTTTGGCTGTTGCAACAAGCGGCGATACCGATCCTTTCTACGGAAATACTTATGTAGAAACTACGGCTGGTACCCGTTGGTATGAATTAAAGCCCAGTGCTTCTAGCCTTGTAGATGATTATGGTTATGTAGATTGGGATAATTTTTATATTACTACCATTGGTGTTAGCGGGGCAACAGAACCCTACACCAGCCGTAATCTACGTTACATTACTGTTGAAGAATTCAAAGACTTTCATCGTGCAGAAGAAAACAATGACGATGCAACTTCTCAAAACTGGGGCGAGCCTCGTCGAGTTTTTAAAAGCCCCGATAACCGTAAGTTTGGCTTGAGTCCTATTCCTGATGATACCTATAGAGTTTGGTTTTATGCTTATGTTTTGCCGACAGAACTAAGCGCGTTTTCAGATCAAATTGTTATTCCAAATATTTATAAGCCTGTGTTGCTTGCTCGCGCCCGTTACTTTATTCATCAGTTTAAAGAAAACTCTCAGGCAGCGGCTTTTGCACTTCAAGACTATCAGCGTGGGTTGCGCCTCATGAAATCTAATCTCATGGAGCCTGCACCCGATTACATGAAAGATGATCGCATAAGGTTCGTTTAATGTCGCAGCCTTTTGGTGTATCCTGCCGAGGCGGGTTAAATACAAACCTCAATCAGTTCGAAATGCTTCGACAGCCGGGACTGGCTACCAAGCTTAAGAACTTTGAGGTAGACCCAGATGGCGGTTATCGGCGCATTAGCGGCTTTACGCCCTTTGGCGATACGCGCCCCAACGGCGCTAATAAAATCCTAGGCATTACAGTCTATGGCGACGGGATTGTTGTTTGTTCTGGAACCGATATTCATTTTAGTATTGACGGAACTACATGGTTAAAAATTAATAGAGCGTCTGTACAGAACTCTGGAGACAACTACGCTACCTTTACGGGCCGAGCAACCCTAACTAGAACCAATCAGGGTCAATGTACTTTTGCGCTGTTTGAAGGCGCTAATTATGATTATGGTCAGCTTATTATTGCTGATGGTGCAAATGATTTGTATTTGTTCCGCATGGAAGGAACAGGGGATTTAACTACCCGTACCTTTTTTGCAGAAGAGGTTATTGTTAATGGTTCTTCTAACGGTGTTAAATACATTACGGTTCATGACCACCATCTTGTTGCATCAGGTGTAGAGAATAATTTAAGCACCGTATACTACAGCGTCTATAATGATCCTTCAGACTTTGGAGGTTCTGGGGCCGGGGCCGTAACAATCTCTGATCAGATTACAGGTATTAAAGGCTTCCGTGAAGATTTGTTTGTTTTTTGTAGGAATAGCATCCACAGGCTAGCAAACATCAATGATCCTCAAACAGTAAACATTTCTCCTGTTACTGAGAACGTAGGTTGCCTGTCTGGTTACTCTATTCAAGAAATTGGTGGTGATGTTTTGTTCCTAAGTCCTGATGGTATTCGAACCATTGCAGGTACTGCGCGAATCGGGGACGTTGAGCTAGGTTCTATCTCGCGCCAAATTCAACAAATTATTACTGGTATTTCTAGTAATATTGATTCTTACACCATTGATAGCGTAGTGCTGCGCTCTAAATCTCAGTACCGTTTATTTTATACTAATGCAAGCCAGCCTAGTTATACTGAGTCTAAAGGCATCATTGGGACTTTAACTTCAAACGGCTTTGAGTGGTCTGAAACAGAAGGCATTCAAGCTTTGGGGTTGACTTCAGGATTTAATTCTGATAATATCGAAAAGACCTTTCATGGCGATAAAGACGGATATATTTATAGCCACGACACCGGAAATCAATTTAATCCTGGGGGAACTCCAACAAACATTGCTGCAGTTTATGAAACCCCTAACTTTGATTTTGGTGATATAGGAACCCGAAAGACTCTAAAATATGTTCGTGTTTCTTTTAGCCCTGAGGGAACCTGTGAGCCGTACTTAAAAGTCTCTTATGACTTTGAAGACCCTGCAATTCCTCAACCGGCTTTGTATTATTTTGATGTTCCTATTCCTTCTGTGTTTGGAACTGCAGTATTTAACGCTGGGATTTTTGGAGGAACCAACGATCCTATGGCCCGTCAAACTGTTGAAGGAAGTGGTAATACTATTAGCTTCCGTATTGGCAGTGATGATCAACGAGCCTCTTATGCCATTAATGGTTTGTATGTTGACTATATGCCTTCGGGCCGGAGATAAAAAGCATGTCTGATCCGTTTTCTTACATCAATAAAATTAATGCGACCGGGTTGGTCTATGATCTTTATCCGGTTACTCCCAATGATTCTACTGATAATGTTGGAACTGGAAACGTAGCCATTGGTCTTTATATTGAGACTGGGGGCACGGTAGTCTATCTCAATAAGGACGGAACTGAGCGTACTGTTGTTGTTCCTGATTATTTTTATTTAATTTCTTCTGTTGCTCGTGTTAAGTCTACGGGCACTACGGCCACCGGAATTCATGCACTGGTAGTTTAAAAACTATGAGCATTGGATTAACTACAGTAGTACAAAAACTTCCTTCTAGTATTA